ACTGCAAGAACGACAAGGACGATCAGAATCCACTGTTTCGTCTTCGTCATTGAAAACCGATGTATGTTCTCTTGGGAGAAACAACGGTACCATGAACTTTACATCTGACATGCTGGTGAAGCTTACGCCTCAGGAGAGACTGCTCCTTCAGGTGCTGTATGAACGCGTGTCCGCTCCTCCTCCGCCTCCCTCTGAGTGGCCCTGGACGATGCGAGGCCCTGCAACGGAAGCCCAGGCCTTTAAAGCCCGGAGAGGCGTGCCAAGTCCGCAGCTGACGGCGGGTAAATCAGGAGTGTCTGTGCCGCCGCTGGAGGAGCGAGCATCTTCGGTGCATCATGGGTCACCAACCGCATCGCCTGCGCAACATCAATCGACTCCGTCGGAGTAAACCGAGAGTGATCCTTCACGACGTCCTTCGCGATCGCATCCAGTTTGACGTCCTTCGTCCAGACGAGCACGCCAAATCCAAGAATCAGCATCAGGGCAAATCCAATCAGAGCAAAGTTGCGGTAGGTTGCACGGAGGAGCATTGTTGATTCGCCAGAGAAGAAAAACGGAAGTCTCCGGGACTACCAAGAGAAGACCCATCATGGACTTCCCGATTCCCGTTCGCTGTTACACGTGCAATAAGCCCCTCTATGGAAAGTGGAAGTCCTTTCTCGAGCGGATCAAGGCCTACCGCACGCAAGAGGGACGGTCAGACGACCTTGTCTACCTCACGACGACGACGACTCTGACGGCCGAGGGTCGCGCGATGAATGACCTCGGTCTTACGCTTGAGTGTTGTCGGAGACACTTCCTGACACATCCCGGGGTTTGAGATCGCATCACAGAGACAGCTAAAACAATAACAGTGGCCCCGGACCGCAACCTCAGTGCACTCCTCCACACAGCAGAGAGAACTCCATGGAATCCGAATTCGGAGCTCCATACTTTTTGGCTTGCTTAGGAGTAAGACAAATGTCCTCCTACAGCGAATACCTGTCCCGGAAGATGCAACGGACCCAGAAGGTCCTCGACACTCGCCCGCATCGCGATGCTGGACACCAGACTGAAGTCATCCGCCGTCTCGCTGCCGCTGGCGTTCAGGAGCAGAAGACCACGACGGTCTCCGGCAACGTGGTGCTCGATGGTCCGTCCACTCGCGTGAACTCCATGATCAAGGGTGGTCACTCGGTTCAGGACACCGCGATCTACAATGAGTACACGGCCGGTCAGGCAGTGGCCCAGAGCGCACGGGCTGTGAATGCGAAGGCTCCCCAGATCTCTCTCACGTGCTATTCCAGCACGGCGATGCCTGACTTCAATGATCGTCTTCGTGCGGATGCTCAGCTTGCCACCGTTCAAGCGGCGAAGAACGCCTATGCCCGGGGCTGGGACACGGCTGCCTGTTGCCAGGTCTGCGGGGAGCCTCCGCAGTTTAAGGGCGGGTGCCAGTGTGCGCTCACCGTGGCCCAGCAGCGCAACTTCCCGACGTCCAGGTCTCGCCCCGAGGTCCCGTCGTAAAACGGATTCATTCTCTCCAACCCAGAGAGTCAGTGTCCCAAATGGAATCACGTCTGCATGCCATTCTCCTGCGGGGTGTCCCCGTAGGCTCAACCTTCTTCGAGGAGTTCGTCAAGGACTGCCGGGCGTGGTACGAGCAACCCGCCCACAGCATGACCGAACTCCGCACACGTCTCAACACAAAGCTCCGCGGAGATCTCTTCGAGGAGTTCTGTGTTCTCTACATGAAGCACGTCCGAGGCTATCCACAGGTCTGGAGGCTGGAGGATGTGCCCGACGACATCTTGGGCGGACTCGGACTGAAGCGCCAGGACATGGGGATTGACCTCATCTGCGAGCGGACTGGACGCTATACCGCCGTTCAATGCAAGTACAAGAAGCCCTCCGGAACGAAGTCCAAGACCATCGTGACGTGGAGCCAACTCTCCACCTTCTACGCGCTGGTCTTGCGGACGGGACCCTGGGAGACCTACGCTGTGATGACGAACTGCGACTATGTTCGCCACATGGGGAAGAAGACGTCGAAGGATCTGTCGATCTGCGTCAAGACCTTCAAGCGGATCACGTCTGAGCAGTGGACACAGATGTGTGGACTGGAAGGTCATCGGATGACCGAGGCTCCCAAGCCTGCAGTGCTGTCCCTGGACCAGCTCCGTGCAGCCCGTCTCGCCAGATTTACAGCGACGGCCCCTGTGGAGACCAATGCTGACGGTCTACACCGTCCCAGTGGCCCGGAAGCCCGAGTGGATTGACCTGTCCGGGACACCGCTGGCGGACCTGGTCGAGTCCGCGCTTGCCATTCTGGCCCATCAACCGACCGCTGTCGTCTGGTTTGGATACCTTGAAGGATTCATGATCACCTCCCAGGAGGAGATCCAGCTTCGGGCTGTGCTCCGAGCCTTCCCCTGTCATCTGGTGTGCTCGATGCCCCTTCTTTTGCCGTTTGCGTGGAAAACGGAGGTCGATACCATTTACACACGAGACCCCAATGGAGTCCCCGGTTCTCACGACAATGGTTGTGCTGTACGCAATGGGGGTTCGACTGGACACGACTCGGCTGGTGTCGAGTCTGCCCCTGACCTCGGTGTTCATCAAGCTCGAAAAGCAAGGCGTCCTCAAGCGAGGCGAGTCCAAAAAGGATCGAATCCGACACCGCAAGGCTCCAGCTCCCCCGAAGCGGACGACGGGATTCGGGCACAATAGTATCACGATGGTCTTGATGTCCACCGGGAATGGCACGCTTCGCGAGAAGGAGATCACGGTCAAGATCTTCCAGAACGGCGTGTTCCACGTCACGGGCGTTCTCGATGAGCGGTATGATCGCGATGTGGTGAACCGGATTCAGGCGCAGATTCTGGAGTCCTGCCCCGATGCGGTCCTCGAGGGAACGTGGACGCCGGACACCCGCCGGGTTGTGCTGATGAACTACAAGACCTCGCTCCAGGGAATCACCAACCTCTCGCGTGAGCATCTGCATCTGGCCCTTCGTCGTCAGGGCTACAAGACGAACTATGAGCCCGCAGTCTATCCCGCGGTCAAGGTCTACTTCCCCGAGACCAAGTGGATTGCGAAGGTCTTCAGGACGGGCCAAGTGATCCTGACGGGGATGACAACGGCAGAGGAATGTGAAGCGCTGGTGCAACAGCTCTCGCCTGCGCTGTCAACAGCGGTACAATCTCAGCCTGCACCCGCCCCACCCATGCGAGGGTAAACATCGCCATTCCAACCGTGCTCAGCATCATCAGGATGCCCTGCTTCGACCGCTCGTTCGCCTCCACACCAACGAGCTCAAGGAACGGGTCCAAGAACGACGTCTCGTCCTTGATCAGTCGTTGTTCGACCTTCGAGAACACACACCCGTGAAAGAGGATGTGCTGAAGCCAAATCAGACCACAGATCCCAAGCAGGATCGTCTGAAGCCAAAAGGCGCGAAGAAGAGTGAACGACAGCACCACCATGAGGAGAATCACATAGGAGGTTCCCGTATGGATGGCGCGCACAAGTCGCCCCTTTTTCGCGTTGTCCTCTTCCCAGTAGAAGATGCGGTGAATCACCCACTCTGTCCAATTTACTGCGGTCTCCTCCATACTAAAGTATCGCACAACAAAGCATGTCGACTGCCCGCGAACTTACGCCTGCAGAAGTTGCTGAGGGACAGCGCGGAATCAACGAGGAGGTTCTGACGGCCACACAGATTCAGGCCCTGGTCAAGCGGATGGATGCCAGTAAGACCAAGTGGCGGGCCCTGAAGCGCCAGGGGAAGACCGAGGAGTACCTTGAGAAGCTCAAGGTGGAAAACGAGACAATCTATTTCAATTACCCCAGTCTCTTCAACCTTCACGCAGAGGACAAGCTGGATCAGACGTTCTTCGAGATGCTGAACCTCAAGCGAAAACTTGAACGGGGCGAGCTGACCAACGAACAGGCAAGTGCCATGGTCGGTCAACAGCTGTTCGCTCGCTTTGTTCCCCAGGCGCTCTCTCCGCAGGCTCCTCCTCCTGTGCCTCGCCTGTCCTATGAAGAGTACTGCCGTCAGATGGGTCAGGAGTAGATCACCTTTCGGAGTCCATAGTCCCGCATACACTTCTCCAGAAACTTCTGACAATCTGCACAGGGTTTGGAGTTGAGAAAGTCACCCTGTTTGTTGATGCGAACAACGAGAAGCACACACCCGTTCAGTTGTGAAAGGTCACCAAGACGCTTCACGACTGCGCGTTCTGCATGAATGCTTTGATCTGAATAGCCACATCCCTTGGACCTGGATCCAATCGAATTGCGTGCGGTTGCGAGTGTCTTTCCCCGACGCAGAATCGTCGCCGAATGAAAGCTTGTCCTGTGGACGGGCTTATAGGTGTCCATTCCATATCTCTCCGTGTCTGTGCGGAACTCCGTTTTTAGACATCCGAGAACTGAACCTCGATGCGCCCCCATCCGAACCCTGGCATCCGGATGGGGAGTCGGTCTCCGATGAGCTTGAGGATGTGCTCATTGACGCCCGGGGCTCCAAAGGCAATCTCGCGGTCGACCCAGTCGTCAGGGATCGCCGACTGGATGCCGTTCTGATAGAAGACGACGTGAAGCATATCGCCCTCCTGATTCTCGAAGACCTTGAACTCCTGGGTGGAGTTGAACGTCGGGCTCCAGAGGTCCCGGATTCCATCCTTCAGCGCCTCCAGCTGGTCAGGTGAGAGATCCCGGATATTGCGCTCGAATCCATTCTCGAAGACGTCAACGTAGAGAGAGTACATGCGGTGTGCCATTGTGTGCGGTGAGGTCCCTCCCGTCAACGCGAATCGTTCCGTTTTCACTCCTTCAGCTCCGTCCGCAAGTCCATCAGGAGCTGACCAAGACGATTCTTCCCCGGCCACTTGGAGGGAATCTTCGCCTTCGAGGTGTCCGCACCTGTCCCAATGCTCCAATACTTGTCCCGCGCATTCGCCTCGCCGATCGGGCGATCGGTCGTCGAGAGCAACTTCGCCTTGAGCTCGGGATGTTGCATGAACTTGGCCTTCAGCGCAATCCTCATGACCCCATCGCGCTTCTCAGCCCACTCGTCCTCCTTCACGTTCTTCACCTTGTCGCCGTAGGTCTTGACAGACTTCGGCGATGCTGTCTTCATGATCTTCGCCTGGGCCTCTGCATCTCCAAACTGCTTCGCCTTGGACCACTGAAGGTAATGCTCTACGGTCGGGAAGGTAATGCCATCGATCTGCATCGGCGCATCATAGCCTGTGCTGAACTCCTTGAACTCTGCGAGCTCGGAGGAGAACAGGACCGGCTCAGGACCCTCTGGCACCAGCTTCACGAGACGCTTTCCCTTGATGGTCGTCTTCGGGACTTCTTCCTCCTTCGTCTCGCTCTCCTTGGTCTCCTCCTTGCCCTCCTCCTTCGGTTCCTCAATCGTCGGCAACGTCACTTCCTGAACTCCAGTCGCCCCTTCAGGCTCCACATCCTTCGGCTTGGGTGGGAGCTCCACGCGCTTGAAGGCGAAGCTCCGGTGGAGGAACGAGAAGTTCTGGTGCTCCTGCTCGAACGCGAACCGCGACTGATTTGCGTAGGCGTCGCTGAAGAGCGTGGTCTGGATCAGCTCATAGCCATTCTCCTTCAGGATCTCCACCACCTTGCCCCAGGGAACAAGGTACTCCTGAACCGGGCGCTCGAAGCTCTCCAGCTTCACCGTGATCTGCTTGCCGAAGTCCTCGGACCAGCTGTCCCCCTCGGCATAGTCCTTGCGGATCTCACCCCAGACAGACTTCGCGCTCCGGAAGATATGTCCAGTCGTCCCGAGGAGGAGCTTGTAGACTTCCTGACCATCCATGCACGTCCCGAAGAAGATGCCCTTGCCGTGCGCCGTCAGATTGCCGACGAAGGTGCGGAAGGTCTCCTCACTCCCGCACGCATAGTGGATCGCGAACTGGCAGGAGATCGCATCGAACGTTTGAAGTCCAGCAAAGTTTTCGAGGTACGAAGTTGAAGGAGGTTCCTTCCCCAGGAGGAGGCGCAGATAGCGATTGTCTTGCGTCTCCAAGGACTGGGTCATGTCAGCGGCGAGAAAGAGAACGAGCGGAAGCTTCTCCTTCGGGGACTCGCGCTGGGTCTGGAGGTACCGAACGCACGCACCCTGTCGAGGGGCAGACAGGTTGCTCTCAGAGAGATCAATGCCGACCACCTTCGACGGGCCTGCGAGGCGCCACTTATGCAGGTCATTTCCACGTCCAACTGCAAGTTCGAGAAGAGTACTCCCCTTCTTTACGTAGCTCTTATAGAGTCCCTTCTTCAGCGTGTTGTGAAACTCTAAGACATCCTTCATCACACGATCACGGGACTCCAGCGTATCCTTATAATACACTGTGTCCTCTGCCATGTCATCCACCGGTGAGGTGGCGACCGCACGGAGCATTTCCTCTGTGATCGGCGTGTGGATGTTCGTCCAGATATCCTCAGCAGTCCAGATGTCGTTTCCGAACTGAGGTTCGCCCTTCACACGGTACTGGTAGGTCTTGTCATACCGCGTGCGAAGGACGTTCCAGCGATTCGTCGCTGTGTCTCGGGAACACTCAATAATGGTGTTGTCCTCCACCCGCTTGCCCTCCAAGTCAACCGGGACCCCCTTGTCGTCCACTGGAACCAAGAGTTCAGACGCATCGGGAGCCCTCGGCGCGGACGGCTGGAAGGGGCTGGGGACACGTTCCGCGGGATTGTATTTGAGGTCCAGAGGGAGCTCTGGCGGGGTATATTCACCAGTGAGGGTCTCACAGGGATAGAGGATGTCAGTTCCGGGATTCCGTGCGACGTAGAGTGTGCCTTTGCGGACGGGGCGGTCCAGCACGGGGTCATACGCGTCTCCGGAGGTGAGCTTGACGAGGAAGTCAATGGAGTTCTGCATGGGAGGTTTCCACTTGTAGACGGTTGTCCAGGTCGAGCCCTTGCGCTCGGACTGTGGACCCACCGGGGAGGAGCGAGGTGTGAAGATCAAGCCGTCTGTTGGGTACTCAAACTGGGTGTCCAACAGCTGGGCGATCGACCGCTCCATCGCCGGACCATCTCCTGCAAGGAAGAGCTTGGTCTCAATGCGGAACGGCTTCGCAGAGAACGCAGCCGAGAAGTCTCGCGGGAGATCCTGGACGAACAGACGGGCCACCCCGAGACGGCACTTCATCGGCTCCTTGAGCACCTCCTCGTCCGAGGTCAGGAGCGGGAGACGGTCGACCTTCTTCGTCTTGTAGACGTAGATGTCGAAGATGCAGAAGAGGTTGCGGTCTGCGATATACTCACCGTCCACCACATCGCCGAGGTGCTTGTCATCGTGTGCGGTGAGCCCCGTCCAGGTGAACGTGCCCTTGCGCGTCCAGCGAACGAGACGACGGTCCCGCATCACCATCAGCATACACCGCTCGCCATCGGCCTTGTTCGTGACCGTATAGCCCGAGAGGATCGAGTTCGGTCGACCCGCAGTCAGGTGGCGACGTCCGATCGTCACGGGGTTCAGGAACGGGATGCGCGCACCCTCGGTCTCCAGCGTGTACCGCTGAATGTCCGACTCCGTGAGCAGGAAGGCACTCTGCTGGTAGGCGCCCACCAGAAGCTCCGCGTGACGCATGAGCGACGTCACGATCTGTTCGGGCTTGGCCGTCTTGTCGAGAACCTCTAGCTCGAGCTCGTAGGACGGAGGTTGCTTGAGGATGTCCGCGAGCGACTTGGTCGACTTGGTCTTGGACTTCACGAGCGACATGTCGATCTGGAGCAGGCCATCCGAGGTGCGCCAGGAGCGACGATTGAGGATGCGGATGTGGCTCTTGGGATCCATCGGGCTTCCACTGAAGTCCCGACGCAGGGGCTCCTCGTGGCGGAGGGTCACGCGAAGCTTGAGATCCGGAATGTCGAGAACATCCTGCTCGCCGTTGATCTCGGAATACCGCTTCTTGCGCTCCACCTCCAGCGGAACCCCGCGAAAGCTTCCCGACGAGCAAACCTTGAGAATGCTCTCGGGGGTTGAGACGTGGACACGGAGACCGTCGGGATACGAGAAGGTCGCCCGATGGGTTTCGGTATAGCCACCCGTGGTGCGGTCAGAGAGAACCTCCAGAATCCGATCGGCTTCGTCTTTGGTTTGAAGACGACCGGCGAGGACCTTGACCTCGAGCTCTGCATGTGCGTCCGTCGAAGCGACACGGACCATCTTGGTCATAGCCTCGCGGATTGGCGCAGGAAGAAGAGACTCCATTGCTTATTCTAGAGCTAGGTTCTGTTTAGTCCGTTTTTGACTGCCGTGTAAACGACTTGCGCTGGAGGGTGTCCGTCTCCATCCGCTTCCGCTGATCGGCGTAAAAAGAGACCATCCGGTCGAGTTCCGTGAGGCATTCGAGCGGGAGGGCGTCGGATGCGATGAGAACGCCAGTCTGGGTCTTGGTGTACTTGTCTGTATAGCGTTTGATGACGTCGAAGAGCTGTGCATGTTCCTGTGTGTCGAGGGCGTCAATGGTATCCCGGAGGCGTTCAAGCTGAGACCGGTTCATTTGTCTTTCCCTCTGCATTCGGTCTCAGTCGCTTCCTCCGCGCCGAGCCTTCTGTCGCCTTGGTACTCGCAAGATCAACCGTCACCACGCGCTTCGCATCGGCTCCGTCGGCGTCCACCGGTGCTGCAATCAGGGGTGGGAGCGTGTCGTCGGTCTCGTCTGTCGCAGCCTTCTGAGCCTCCGGGCGGATGAGAGAGCGAAGGGTTGCCAGCACCACAATCGCCTCGTCGCCCTGCTGGAAGCGAGAGCCGACAACCTCAATCTCGACCTCCTGACCCTCGGCGGCCTCGTCGAACTCTCCATTCCCAATGTGAAGGTCGCGGGGCAGGAGGATCTTCAGGGGCGAGAGCTCGGCGTGGAGTCCAATCTTGCTCTTGAGGACGACCGGGACGCGGAAGTGCTGGCCTGGGTGCGGGAGGCAGACATCCGCCTGAAACTTGACAACATAATCGAGACCGCCACGGATCAGGTTCATGCGACCGAGCGAATGCTCCACGACAGTGAGACTCCGCTTCATGAGGTAGCCCTCCGAGACACAGCGTCCCTCGTGTTGGTGACGCAGTTGCGCGAGAAGGCTGGCTTCAATATTCCGTTTCAGGTCCTTTGCGTGGAGGTGCACGTTCCGGACAAGTTCACGACGTTCAACAAGCGGGTCCATTCCCTGTCTCCTGTATGTTTACTGAGGGTTCGTTTTCTTAAATTCAGCGGTAAATCGTTTGCGAAGGACAGGGTCTCCGTAGAGAACCGACAGCTCCTGAGGCGTCAACCACACGCAATTGGTCTCCTCGCGCGCAAGGAGTTCGGCATAGGTGCAGATGTCCGGGACCTTCGTGACCGTCGCAGGAATTCCAACCCCCCGTGCATCGGCGACCTTGGCGAATGCGAGCATCACATCCCGAGGATGCGCACCTGTCCCGCACGTCGTCGGCAAGAAGGTCTTGGAGGCCGGATCGTAGGACCGGACCACCTTGTCATCGCTCGTCTTGCGAAGCTTGCTGATCGTCAGCTTGCCCTCTGGGTTGAGCGAGGCGAAGATCGTATTCTTCGCAATGATCTCGGAGAACTTCAGCGCCAGAGCCTCCGTCCAGGCCTCCAGCTTGGTCTTGTCGTCGCCGATCGGGAGCTCATCCGGATCATACTGCCCGTAGCCCAGGACGAGGATGTCTGTCCCCGGAACCTGAATGCGATCCGTGGGGTTTGCCCGGAGATAGGCACGACGCTCAGCATCCGTGAGAAGGTGGTCGATGATGTAGGCATCAAGGATCTGGGGCGAGAACCGCGTGCTCGCATCGCCTGGAAGCGTCAGCCCGTCCCGCTTGGTCGCAAGGAGATCGGGAGCCACCTCAACGACGGGCACGGGAGCCTTGGTGGACTCTGGAAGCTGAGCTGTTCCCGGACGAACGCGAGGCATCGTCCGCGACCGAACTGTCCCATCAATCGTCAAGTGGGTCTTGCCATCCGCATCGAGAATCGGGGTCAGCGTATACAGGTCTCCCTTGGACTCGAGAATGGACTGGCGATCGAAGGAATCCGTGAAGCGACGACCCGTGTCAATCGCCTGCTGGATCGTATACAGACGCACCGACCGCTCATACCGACCGAGCGCCGTCAGAAGGGCCTCCTTGTCCCAAATCGGCTTGTCCCGAAGCAGACGTTCGAGCTGGTCCAGGACCTCATCCCGCACATCAAGGATGGCTGACAGCGGACGCACATGGGTCTTGTCCGGGGTACTCCGGGAGGGAACGCACTCGGTCGACGCATCGCGGATGAACGACGGAGGGAGCATCTGGTTCAGCGAGTACTCAACCGGAACACGCCCTTCGGACTGCGTCTGCTTGATCTTGAACTCCTCATCCAGCCAGTCAGGAGGAAGCACAACCCGAAGTGGGCAATCCATCGCCGCCCGTTCGAGGACACTCCGGACCCTCGCAATCTTCTCGGCTTTGACTTCGACCTTCGTGCGATAGGTGTATTCGTCGTAGCACTCCGTTCGATTGGGCGTCCGCACGACGTGGAGGTAGACCGTACAATTCTGCTTCTCCTGCGTCAACAGAGTATGACTGCAGGTGCGAAGACTGCGCCCGATGACCTGCTCAATTCGGCTCATGTTCCACCATGGATCCAGGATATGGGCCTGCCGGACACAGCGGAAGTCCACGCCCTCTGCAACCAGAGGACTGGAGATGATGACCCGAATCTTGGCTCCATCGCGGTTCGACTCACTCCGCGCCTGACTCACGAGCTTCGCGATCTGCTTCTCTGACCGCGTGGACGTCAGGAGCGCATACGATCCCTTCGACGGACCCTTGTAGGCCGGGTTGGCAAGAAGCGCAGGTCCAGAGACCGGACCATAGCCGTGCTCTTCCAGCGCCATCGCAAAGAGTTCAGCGCCCATCTTGACGTAATTCGAATAGACGAAGACGATCCCCTCTCCGGTTTCAATGCTCTTGATGACGCGAGCAAACTTCGCCGAGTGCTGTGCGAGAGTCGCAGGTCCCAGGAATGGCTCGCCCGTGTACGCGAATTGCGTGCCCCGGAGCGTGAACGCAGTTGCAAAGTCGACGTTGTCCGGCAGGACCGCAACGGTCGGCATCATGAGGAGACGGCGCTTCTCATCGTCATCCTGCCCCTTCTCCTTCTGAAGGACCGCAGCCTGAAGTCCAGTGGCCTCACTCTCAACGAGAGACAGCACCTGAAGTCCCCGCGTATAGCGTTCGCCCGTCCAGGTTTTCTCGAGAGGGGGAGAGGATGAGGGAGGAGGAGGCAGACGAAAGGGAAACGTGAACGGACTGTCGCCCTTCACGTACGAGACATAGTCCTGGCACAGGCGTTCGAACAGCTCTCGCTTGCCCTCCTTGAGGTTGGCGTTGGCATCAAAGAAGTCGGAGGCCACCAGAGCCCGCGTCGCATTCTCCGGACGACGATCGTTCCAGAGGAAGAGGTTGAAATACAGCAGGATCTCATCGAAGGACTCGTACATCGGCGTCGCCGTCAGGAGCACCAAAATGAGGCCGTCGGCATACTTCACGAGCTTCTCAACGGAGGCCGTGATCGCCTTCTCTGTTCCAACGTCCGCCTTCGGGCGAATGTTGTGGGCCTCGTCGATGATGAGGAGACGGTTGCTATAGGTCTCGCGAACCCACGCCTTGAACGCCTCGCTGTTCCCGCCCAGCTGGCTCTCCATCTCGTTGATCTGGTTGCCGAAGGACGCATACGCCGTGAAGTCATAGAACTCGGAGATCATGCGGTCCGCAATCTTCTCCAGACGGTCGCGCTTCTCAGCATCGGCCCAGTTCTTGGGATCCTGCTCGATGCGCTGGAGCATCTCGAGGTAGCGACGACCGGTGCACTGCTTGGACTCCAGAAGCCCCGCAGAGTTCACCTTGACGCGAGACATGTCGAAGAGCTGGTCGCGAAAGGTCTCCTGGACAGCCGCCGAGGCGACAATGAGCACCTTCTTGTCCTGAAACTCGGGGCGAAGGATGTATTCCTCAGCCACCTGGATCGCGGTACAGGTCTTGCCCGTTCCCGTTCCGTGGACGACGAGGACATTGCGCGTGGGAGCGTCAGGAGACAGGACACGACGCAGAAAGCGCTGATGGGATTGGAGCGTAAAGCTTCCCTGGGAGGAGGAACAGGATTTGTTCCGAAGGTCCCAAAGATTGGCTTCCGTGGCTGGCGGGAACGACGTGGGGGTCAATTCCGCTAGTTCAGGAAGGGTTAGGTTCACCATTATGGTTTCGGTATAAAAAAGGATCAGACCCGCCACGTGGTCTCGACGCACCAGAGCGGAAGTGCATCCTGATCGGCCCACTGGATGCGCGAGACAATCTTGCCCGCCACACCAGACGGGAAGATCGACCACGAGGACTCGTTGTACTCCGTGTCTGCAAGCTTGGGGCAAGTCGTCTGCGAGCAGAGCGGGTCGACGGTCGGTGTCAGAGGGATTCCGCTGAGGGAGATCGAATAGGTCGCAGTTCCATCCGTCACGGGGGTTCCGGGAATCGTATAGGCAATCCAGAGGCTGACGTTGTCTCCCGCAACGGGGTTGGTGGGCTGGCTGTCGAAGCCGAGGAGGGTTGCACGACCTGTGCCACAGGACTTGATGGCTGCGAAGGCAATGAGGGTCTTCAGCATTTCTTGGGGAACGTTGGATCGCTCAAAGCCAGTTGGGACGCTTGCCCATCGTGAACTTGAAGCCGCCTTTCGGGCCTTCGCTTTCACTCCCAGAGGTCGATCTCGGAGGAGCCAACCGTTGCTGTACAACAGGTGCAACAGGTACAACAGGTACAACAGGTGCAACAGGTGCAGTGTCATCAGGTGGAAGGGTGAAGGGTTGAAGACTCCCGTTCGCAGGAGAAAAGGATGATGAAAGACTCCCCGTGGGCGACCCAAACGATCCTTCTACTGTTGCCAGGCTTCCCGGCGGGGGCCTCGTATTCACTCGTTCAGGAGTCGCAGTAACAGGAGCGACCTCTTCTGCCATCGCCGCGGGAGCAGGAGCACCCTCGTCTTCCATCGCCGCAGGAGCAGCACGGTTCGGAATGCCTAGCGCATCCAAAATGACCTGTACGACATCGGCGCCCTGCAGGGGGTCTACCTTGGCATGGAGAGCGTCCCAGTCAATCGCTCGAAGTGTGGTATATGCGCGCTCACTATGCGCGTCCATCGCGCTATCAAGGAAGTTCATCGCCTCAAATTCATTCGTAAACGTCCCATTCCTCGCCTTTAGATCCGCATCAAGTTGGCGAAGACTCTGGCAGTAGACAATATACTCAACTACGACATCAACTGCATCGTCAAAGTCCTCCTGCGGACCACCGCCTCGCAGTTGCTTCCGAGTTCGGTTGCGCCGCGGAGTCCGTCTCCGACCCTTGCCATTGATGCGACGATCGAGTGCCTTTTTATACTCTTCCTCGAGTGAATCCCAAAGTGCGTCTCTCGTTAGCTCTGGGGCGAGTTCAATCGCACGATACAAGAATCCTCGGGTTATCCGTAGGCACAGAGCCTTTGCCGTCAATTTTTGGTTGTTGAGTTTGAGCACGAGCTCCTGGAGCGAGGCTTGGATTACAGCAACTCGGTTCGCAAGATATGCATCCTCGCTGATGTCGGCCGCGGGCGTGAGCCGGTCTGTCCGAAGGTTCCCGTCCCATGTCTGTTTGTGGAATTGACCACGGATGATATTCGGTTGGGGGCCAGGAATCTTTGTCGTGTCCCGACCGAACACAGTCTTGAGCGTGTCGGCGATATTCTTTGTGTTTGACTGGAAGCCCACAGTCCCATCTCCACCAACACTTCCCGTTATAAAATGAATGTCCTTTTTGAGTTGGTTGCAGACAGGGTGGGCGTAGGCGTATTCGAACTTGAGCAAGTCTTTGTACTCCTCCGATCGGCCAGTCCTTACGAGAATCATATGAAGATACCTGTCGTAGATGCCTGTCGTCATCATCGCAAGAAGAAGATCTGCCTTGTGCTCGCAATCCTGCTGACATTTTGGATCGCAGGGGGGGAGTTGGAGTTTCGTCCCACAAATCCAACAGTGCGTTTTAATGGGATGGTTGTCGCTGAACGGCGCCAAGATGGCCTCGCATTGATCCTGAGGGTCTGTGACTTCAAAGAAATTGCGAACAGAGTCGAATTGTGACTGGAGGTCGTCCGTCAGTTTCACTCCGTAAATCGTGCGACATACATCTTTCAACCCCATCGTAAACAACTGAGGGAACGTGATCCTCGCTGTCCCGGGATCCACGAGAGAGTCGCCACCAATTCCACCCAGCATCACAGGTCCAAGGACTCTGCTCGCACTCAGATACACCGTCTCACGGTTTACAAGCTTACCGATCACTCCTTTGATTGGTGTACGTTTCGGACGGCTTCCTCGCAGTAGCGCGGTTGCTTGTTCGGCGGCTCTCTTCGCAGCGAGTTGAGCGGCCTCCTTCTGCTGACGTGCTATCATTGCGGCTCGGGCTGCCTGGTCGCGTTCGTGTTGAGCATTTGCAATGCGTGTCGACCGTTCGCGGGGGGCGGAGGGGAAGTCGCGAGATTGGACAACGTCCTCCCTCTCTCGAGACCTAGACCGATCCCTGTACGTACCCTGCCCCATACCAGGCCCCATGGTGTCGGATCTCCCGCGAGGGGCTTCGGACGGGGCTTCGGCACTTTTGAGCTCTTCTATTGCCATCCTCTCGCGATGTGCTGTCGCGATTACGTTCACTGTAGCGATCCTCAAGGCATCTCTTGCTTGAAGACTCCAAACAAGTGCGTTTCGGACGGCTTCTTCGCCAGTCAATCCGAGTGCGTCGAGCACATCGTCCGCCTCGTCGGCAGCAGATGCAGCCATGGTTGCGGAAATAGGCAAAACAGGAATCTTCTCCTCGACCATCGACTGGCGTTCTCCTGTTCCGAGAACCTCCTGTACCCGTTCGACGTCCATACTCATTACTTCCTCCCCCGAAACGATTTCACTTACCACGCCATGAGGATGTCCTCGAGACGGCACTCGCCCGGCTCCAGCTTCTCCAGGCGGGTATTCACCTGCTCCAACGCCTCCGCCTCCAGATCCAGCTCCTCATCCGCACCCTCAGGGAGCTTCGTCTCATCCACCAAGATGTCCACAAAGCCCGTCCCACAGGGAGGCTTCTGTCCGAACATGATGTTCGCACTGACACCGCGCATACTGTCCCGATCCGCCCACGTGGCGGCCTCGAACATCGTCTTGCTGGTCTCCTCGAACGAGGACTTCGCAAGCACGCCCGTCTCATTCTTCTTCATGCCGAAGCGGTTGACCGGAACGATGCGCCCACTGAAGGTCATCGTATCCACCAGCACCGCGAGGTGGTGGAAGTTCACCTTCTCCGAGCTGAAGACCTCATTGATCTCCTCGTACACGCAGAGACGCGCCGCCTCAATCCCCAACACCTCATTGACCTCGTGGATGTCGTTCGAGAAGGTCCGCGTGGCATCCACACCCTCCACCACCGCCAGCTCGTAGAGGTTCGTGCCCTCCACGTCCAGCACATACTGGTCGACCTGCGCATAGCCACCGGTCGCCTCCTGGTACACCACCTCGTTCTTCACCGAGCGCATGTGAACCCGCCCGATGCCCGTGACACCTGTGAGCTTCGTATCGAGGAGCTTGTCCTCGAGGAACCGAAGCTGGATCGGGGTCTTGACCGCAGCCGGATCGAAGGAGATGCGCAGGATGAGGTTCTTCGCAGCGGTGTCGCTGTGCCGGCACTCGATGATCTTGAGACTGGCATCCGCCATCAGCGCGCTCTGGATCTGGACGAGATCCATGATGTTGCGCGCACCCATCTCCAGGTCATTCAGCTCCAGACGCAGGATCCACGGACTCGAACTGCACGCATTCTGGGGATCGAGACTGAACGCCTCGTAGGCCTGCAGGAGCTCGCGATCCTCATCCAGCACGGTCTCGGTGGAGAGCGGGTAGGGATCATAGAAGAGCTTGACACGCTTCGTGATGTCCCGCAGGGTCGTCCGCTGGATCGTCTGCATCAGCTTGATGGCTTCGTTCTGGTTGGTCTGGAGATCCGTCCGCATGTAGACGGTGTTGCTCGGGCGCTTGGGATTCGACGTCGCATCCAGCAACTCGTTGATGCGGGGAACACCTGAGGTTGCGTTCGCCTTGGCGGTACCCGCAGAGTGGAAGGTGTTGAGCGTGAGCTGGGTCGTCGGCTCCCCAATGGACTGCGCTGCGAGCGCACCCACCATCTCGCCAGCGTGGACCAGCGACTTGATGTAGCGGAACCGGATGTCGCGCATGACCTCATCGAACATCTCCTCCGAGAGACGCATCGTCACGATCGACTTGCGAGGTGCGAGGTAGAAGCGGAGCAGGCAGTGGAAGACCTTGTTGTGCGGGAACTCCTGCGCGAAGGCTCCGATCGCCGCCACGACGTGCTCGGGCGTCAGATTGGTCTTGGTCGAGTAGGGATTCGCGTACTTGGAGAGCAGACGCTTGAGGTGCACCGGAGCCTGGACCATATCGCTCTTGCGGTAGCGGAAGACGTCCTTCACGAGCATCTCACGATCCGCCAGGAGCTCGGGGACCAGATCGGGAACCTCGCCCTCGACAGAGCTCGTCAGGAAGCGGTTGGCCTCCTCGGCTGTGAGCGCGAAGTCGCGGTAGATCGCCTCCAGCGTCATCAGCGCAAGCTCGCAGGGCTGACCCTCCACGGAGACGCAGTCAATCCCGTCGTCGCCGTACTGAAACTGGATGATGCTTCCCGTGACGTTGCGCACCGTTCCATCGTACTCCATGTGCTGGTCCTCCATCGTCTTCATGAGACGGCGCTGAATGTACCCCGTATCGGAGGTCTTGACAGCCGTGTCAATGAGACCCTCACGACCTGCCATGGCGTGGAAGAAGAACTCCGCGGGCATGAGACCGTCGACGAAGGAGTGCTGGACGAAGCCACGCGACTCCACACCATCATCGTAGCGCGCGAAGTGAGGCAGGGTGCGATCCTGGAGAGTGTACTGGACACGACGACCCTCGATGAGCTGTTGGCCGAGCGCAGCCACCATCTGCGTGATGTTCTGGTCACCGCCCTTGGAGCCGGAATCCACCATCTGGACGATGCGGTTCACGGCTTCTCCCTCCTTGGTCTTCTTCATGCTCTCAATCACCTCCTTGTTGATCTTCGCAGCGACATCCTTCATGGCACTGGAGATGTCGTCCTCCAGCTTCTCGCCGTCTGAGATGCCCGAGACGTTCTTGTAGCGCCCGCTGTGGACGTTCGAGAGGATCGTCGCCACAGACTCCCGTCCCTCCTTGATCTTCTCATTCACGAAGGTCAGCGTCTCCGCGTTCGCGATGAGATCCGAGGTGCCCACGCTGAAGCCCGTGTAGAGGTTGTACTGCGTGACGATGGCCTGGATGTCATTGATGAGCTGACCCGCACGCTCGGGGCTGAAGTCGGTGTAGAGGACGTGGACCAGCCCAGAGGTTGCGGACTTCTTCAGGACACCCGAGACCAGGCGCCCATTCTCCAGGGTGATGCCCCCTCCGGAGTAGTTCATCGGAGGGAAGGCGGTCGAGATGAGTTCAGCGCCCGTCCAGGGTCCATTCTTGCGGACGAAGGGACGCTTGATGCGCGCCAGGATGTTCATCGCAATCGGCTCGGGAACCATCACGCCAGGCTGGGAGATGCGGTAGGCGCCCGTCATCGTGTCCTGGAAGAGCTGGATGATCGGGGAGTTGGTGCGCGGGCTGATGATGTTGCGCAACACAGACGCGAGGAACCGGAGCTCTGTCGCAGCCGAGATGCTCTGGGGCACGTGCATGTTCATCTCATCCCCATCGAAGTCCGCATTGTAGGGACGAGTCGCAGAGACGTTCAGGCGGAACGTACTCCCAGGCAGGACACGGACGCGGTGAGCCTCCATCGAGGCCTTGTGGAGCGAGGGCTGGCGGTTGAAGAGGACAATGTCGCCGTCGATGAGGTGGCGGTGGACGATGTCGCCCTCGTGGAGGTCGATCTGATCAGGGTTGACGTAGCCCAGGCGGAAGTTCGTGCGGTCGCGCTTGAGGTAGACGTCCTTCGCACCCGGATAGCCCGTCGGTCCGTTGCGGACATAGCCCAGGAGTCGCTCGCGATTGTAGGGATTGACCGTCTCCGGGAAGGTCAGGTTCATCGCGATCTCCTCCGGCACACCGAGCTCGTCGAGGTCGATGGTCGCATCGGGCGTGATGACCGTACGGGCGGAGAAGTCCACACGCTTGCCCATGAGATTGCCACGCACACGACCAGTCTTCGCTCCGAAGCGAGACTTGAGGGTCTTGAGCGGGCGACCGGACCGCTGGACGTTCGGCGCCATTCCCTTGATGTCATTGTCCACGTAGGTCGCGACGGAGTACTGGAGCAGGGCCGTGAGCTTGTCGATCATCTCCGAGGCATCATTCTTGTCGATGCGCTCGCGGACCCGGTCATTCGCGCGAATGATCGAGATGAGCTGGTGCGTCAGGTCATCCTCCATGCGCTGGTGGTCGTCCATCACGACCGAGGGACGAACGGTCAGGGGCGGAACAGCGAGCACCGTACAGATCATCCACTCCGGGCGAGCGAACTTGGGATTGAATCCGAGCTCCTCGCAGTCAGCGTCGGTAATGCGCTGAAAGGCCCGGAGGACAAGCTCGACCTGCAACGCAACAGGAGGAGGGGCTGGCTGACCCTTGGGTGCGGGGAGGAGTCCCTCGAGCGACGCGGCCTTGCCAACCACCTTCGCGACCTTCGCAAAGGTGGGGGTGGAGCAGTGTGCACACGCAGGGGGATGGCCATCATTCTCGCGGTGCCACTTGAACTTTGCGGCTCCTGGAAGATCTGGAGGAGCTGGCCCATCAGAGAGTCGCTTGGAACACGAGAGGCAGATGAGGTTGCAAAGTTTCTCGGTCGTCTCAAAGAATTGATAGAGATAGACAGGCCGAGCGAGCGAAATGTGTCCAAAGTGACCGGGGCACAGCTGGTTTGTCTGCTTGCACGTGGGGCAGACCTTGCCATTCTCTATCACTCCGAACCGTGCGTCAAAGACCCCGTTGGGGACAGGCTTGTCGCTCTGATACGTCTTGTCGGTCGTGACCTCGACGACGGACCGCTTGCGGATGTCCTCGGGGTTGGAAATGCCGAACTGAACGCTGACGATTGTATCCCCCATAGTGTGTATCTCTTACTCTCCTGTGTAGATTCTTCCGTTTTCTCTCTATCGCGGTTCCAGTAATGAAGCCGATCGCCGATTGGATCCGCGAGCAGACCCCCGGCTGGACAGATGACGCCCGCTATACCCTCGTGTCCCGCATTCACTCGTGGGGGCCTCCGGTCTTTCTGCTTCTCTTCGTCTTCACCGACAACCCGGCGATCCGGTTCCTCACGCTCTGCCTCGTCCTCACGACGCTTCTGTCGGAAGTGATGCTTCGGGACTGTCTCGTCACGCTGGTCGAACGCGAGTTCTCGGACTCGACCTGGGACGATCTCTTTCAATGGGGCATTCGCCAGACAGGCTGGGAATTGACGCGCCCCGAAAAGATGGCGCTGAACATTGGCTTGAATTCTGGGTTTCTGATCTTGATTGTGCTTCTGCTTCTTCGCGAGAGTGTGCTCTGGATGGTCGGGTTCACGGGCCTGGCGGTTAGCGCGATCCCAGCTCTAGGCTTACTTTCCAGAGTTCATCCTCCTCTAGAAATCGTTGAACAGCTTGGTCGTCAAATCCCTTCGCTTCCAGTTTCGCCCTGAGCTTGTCGAAGTCCTCACCACGCTTCTGCACGAACAGGTTCCACTGCCGAATGGGCGTGACCTGGATCCAATCCACAATGGCCATCGCAAGCAGTTCCGAGTCGCGAGGCTCGATGTCGTACTGCTTCTCGCTGTCCTTAAAGTCCCGCACAAGTTGCGCCCAGTGATCCAACAGGAGGCTCGGCATTACTTGGGGAGGACAAAATCCTCGAGGCCTTTTAAATCCATGGCGGTGCGCTTCGGCGATTTCTGGAGCGCTTCGAGATGCCGTTGAAGTCCGTTCGGGTATTTGGGAGACTTCGGCGGTGGTTTGGGCGGAATGTACGTCAGCATCAGGTTGAAGACGTCGGGCGGGAGTCGATCGTACGCCGCCTGGAGGAACTCCCAGGACATTCCGCTGTGTTCTCCGGCGAAAGGATTACGCAGTGTAGTCGACGATCGCGTAGTAACACGTGTACTCTACGTTATGGGGCCCTGGGCCTGCTCGGCTTCCCAGGACATAGATATCCAACGAAACGGTCCACACTGTGTCATAAAACACGCGATATCCCTGAATCGCGGTTCGGGTGAGCGTTGAGGCCGAAAAGCCCTGGATACGCGGGCGTCCATTCACTCCGAAGGGATCTAAGAGTGGGATGTTTATCGTTGCAGTGCCTCCAACAAAGATACCGCTGAACAACCCTGTTGCACTCGCTTGGAGATTTGAGGTGAGAAAGGCCGGAGAGTTCGACTGAGGTCCCGTCGGGCCAGTGATCTCGGTGGCATCAGGTCCCGTCTCTCCACGGAGTCCCTCATCGCCCGTTGGACCTGTCCAGCCGGTCGGCCCCGTCGAGCCCGTTGGTCCCGTCAAGCCTGTCGGTCCCGTTCTGCCTGTGAACCCGGTCATCCCCGTCGTCGTCGAAAGAGGCCCGGTGGGTCCAGTGATGCCGGGGTGCCCGGTGGTTGACGACGGCGAGAGAGGCCCCGGGGGTCCGAAATACCCCGCACCCGTCCACCCCGTCGGTCCAAGGACTCCAAGATAGCCCGTGCTCCCCGTCAGTCCCTTCCATCCCGTCCATCCCAGAAGTCCCGTTGGTCCGGTGATTCCAGATCCCCCCGTGGTCCCTGTCTGGCCCTCGGCCGGACCAGTTGGCCCCGAACAGTAGAACCCCGTGATGCCAGTGACTCCGGTGGCTCCCGTGTTTCCCGTCCATCCCGTCGGCCCGCGAGCTCCTGTGCGCCCGGTGGGTCCCGTTGGACCTGTCCGTCCCGTGGGTCCCGTGTTTCCCGTCGCTCCTGTTGCTGCCGTGGCTCCAATCGGCCCGTCGACACCCGTACGCCCAGTGGGTCCCGTCCACCCCGTTGCGCCGGTTGGATCTGTGGTTCCAGTCTGTCCGGACATACCGGTCGGACCTCCCGTACCGATCGGACCGGCAAATCCTGTCGGACCGGTGGTTCCCGTCGGTCCACCCACACCCGAGGGGCCCACAGCCCCCGTCGCTCCGGTCTCTCCTGTCGCACCCGTGCCTGCACTCGCTCCGGTCGGTCCCGTTCCTCCGGTCGGTCCCGTGCGCGCGGAGGATCCCGTCGGACCGAGACCTCCAGTTGGACCTGTCCCCTGACAAAGCGGGACGGTATAGCTACATGCAACCCGTCGTGGGCTATAGGAGGATTGCATTCCCTCTTATGCGGTGTACGCATAATAAATCCGAACCGTTGTATCCGTCGATCCTGTAATGGACGCAGCATTGACAGAGGCAACCCAGTTCGTTGGACCCGGATAGACATAGACCCCGAGCACTGCGGGGATTCCGCCCGAGGTTCCCGTCAGGCCAAACCCGTTCAACCACATCGTGCGTGTGGCCGACACTCCGGTGTCCACAATCTCCGTCTTGATCCCATTGGTGACCAAGTCCGTGAGGGACACATCGGCAGTCCCATCGAGAAGCGCGGTATTCGGTCCCGTCATTCCGGTGGGTCCCGTCGCACCCGTCCACCCCGTGACTCCTGTGGGACCCGTCGGTCCAGTGACACCGGTCGGACCAGTGTCCCCCGTCCGCCCCGTCCATCCCGTCCAACCTGTCGGTCCCGTCGGTCCCGTCCAGCCTGTGGGTCCAGTTGCTCCGGACGGACCCGTGGCTCCTGGAGGCCCAGTCACACCGGTGAGACCAGCTCCCCCCGTAGGTCCAGTCGGGCCCGTTATGCCTGGGGGACCCGTTCGTCCGGTCGGTCCCGTCGGACCTGTTGGTCCAAACGGTCCAACGGGTCCTGTCACGCCGGTGGGTCCTGTCGCCCCGCGATCTCCAATGGCGCCCAGGGGTCCTGTTGGACCGCGAGCTCCAGTGGCTCCTGTGGGTCCTGTGAATCCAGATGGCCCCGTCGGCCCCGTCGGACCTGTCGGACCGGTTCTGCCTGTGGCCCCCGTAAATCCAGTGGGTCCAGTCGGTCCGGTGTTCCCGATCGGTCCCGTGCGTCCAGTGGGTCCAGTCGGTCCGGTCGACAGTGCACTTCCGGGAAGTCCAGTGTTCCCCGTGGGACCTGTCGGACCCGTCCACCCCGTGGCGCCCGTGGTCGTTGCCGTTCCGGGGAGTCCTCGCTGTCCCGTTGCTCCAGTGGGTCCTGGCACGCCCGTAGGTCCGGTCACTCCGCCCGTTCCCTGCGGTCCTGCGCTTCCAGTGGCACCCGTGGCACCTGTTGGCCCTGTCCTCCCCGTAGGGCCTGTGTTCGTTGCGGTTCCTGGAACTCCTGTGGCTCCCGTCCGTCCTGTGGGACCGGTCGCTCCTGTCGAGCCCGTTGGTCCATCAGGTCCCAGGGGTCCCACGCAAGGAGCCGGTGCGCAGTACTGAATCCCAACGCCCGGAATGTAGGACGTCAGCATTCTCTTGCTCATGTCGCTTCAAAGTTTTACGGGAGGTAGAACAAATGGACGCCTCTGGTGAAGTTGTTGACGTGTCTGGTGAAGTTGTTGGTGAAGTTGTTGACGTGTCTGCACCCTTTGTCGATGCGTCGGGAAACCCCCTTGTGGCTCCTTCTCCCGCCCCAGCTCCTGCCCCTGTTACGATTGCCGATATCCTCGCCGCAAGGGAACTCATCCTCCAGAAGGAAACAGCCGACAAGGCCCGACTGGATGCGATTGGAGGGATCTCAGCAGATACCCTTCGAACGGCATTGATTCAGTGGGGCGTTCTCGGCTTTCCGAACGCATGGGTCCTCCATACGTTGACGGTTACGCCGCCGCAGATCTGTAGCGACAGCGTGGTGCGCTCGCTGGAGGACTATATTCAGTTCGTCTCTGGAAAGACGATCGGGGAGCATGTTGCTGCTCTGCAGGAGAAGGTTGCGTCGGAGGACATCACCCTTGGGTTTGCAAATCTCTCAGGGTCTATTGCGGTGACGGTGACCCGCACTTAAAACCGTACATTCGAATACGGGTGGAGTGCAGGGAGCTGGCTCTGCAGTCCCCACTTCCACGCCAACCATCCCTCGATGCGCTGGCGATCGGCATTCGTAAGCAGAGTTGAATAGACTAAGATCTCAGCAAAGTACCCGCTGTACGCTCGGGCATAGCTACCAGACTCATACCCCGCTCCAATCGCCGTTCGACCACCAGACGCACGGGTGACAAGTGTGGAGGGTGCGGCTGTCGAGTTTGCATATTCTGTTCCATTGACGGCGATATACGACATGGACGGTCTCCAACTTCCTACCACGATATCCGTGCGGGTCGTGGATGCGGCTATGGTTGTCGTTGTTCCGTCCAATCCCCCAGACCTCCCCCCCATGATCCAGTTACTACTGTTCCATGTAGGGATATCAACGGTAAGCGATGTAACCGGTCCATTCGGACGAGCGCTGAGACTAAAGACACTCGGCCCACCCGCAATCGAGGACGGGCGTGTCACGAGGAAGATCGTCTGCGGCTGATTCGAGGAAGAGGGGGCATAGGGGGAGTCAAATATCGTTGGGGTACTGCTACTAAAGGTAATAACGGGTCGGTTGTTGAGGGCATTTGCGGTGTAGACGGCGACGTTGCTGCTACCAATGACACCCGCATGGTTCTGGAGCCCACTCTTGTCCAGCCACCCGGAGACATTCGACCCCGAGCTGAACTGAATCGTTGTTGGATCCGCTGCATCAAACCAGGTCGCACAGCCCCCGACACTCCGAGGATCAAACTCTGATGTGAGCGTCTTATAGAGTGTAGCGGTATTGGTCGAGCTGCCCGGGAGCTGAGTTGGAAGTCCCCACTTCCACGACAGATAGCCTTCTACCGTCTGCCGTTGCGTCGTGGTCATGGGTCCGAGAAAGACAAGGATCTCGCCAATGGCTCCGTTCAAGTAAAACCCAGGCACTCCACCGGTTCCGTCGCTGTTTGCATGTGCGCCAACAAACAGAACGTCTGCGTTCGAGAAGTTTGAAGAACTCGAGAAGGATGCGGATCCCCGCTGGACTCCATTCTGGAAGCCGGCAACTGTAGTCCGATCCCAAGATCCCATCAAGAGTTGCGTCGCTGTGGTCGAATTTGCAAAGTTCGCAACCCCTCCGGCATTCGGACTATTGTCAACGTACATCGTGGCAGTGGACCCATAGCGATAGAGCCCCCATCGTGCGAACGCCGAGCGATACTGTGATTTTCCGATCACCGCAGCGTCTCCTGTGAACCGCGTGACCACAAAGACATAGATCGGCAACGTGCCAATGTTCAGCACGTTTCCAAAGTTAATGTACGACGACGACCCGTTGAACTGGACTGCCGAGAGTCCGTTGATGCTATTGGACTGGAGAACGGGCGAATTAACACCCGTTCCGTTGTATCCGTTCCCGGATTTGTCTCGCCATTGGGTCACATTGCTTCCCGAGAGGGTGAATGTGGTGGAATCCGCTGCATCCAGCCAGAGCATACACCCGCCCGAGACCGCGGGTGTGATTCCGGTCTGGGGACCAGAGAGATACGGGTGGCCCACGGGGAAGGTGGAACTCAGGCCCCACTTCGCGGCCAGGTAGCCTTCAACCTGCTGGCGCTGGTCTAACGGCATATCGAAATTGTAGGCCAGGACTTCGCACACCGAGCCCGTCCAATCAAACCCTCCATCGGCGCGCCTCCCGATCCAGTACTGGAAATAGTTGAACCCTCCAGGTTGCCCGCCGGATGCATTCGAACTTCCATTGATGTATTGGATCCCGGAGAATGGGTTGAAGACGGCGGATCCCACAAACTGGAAGGGAGTTGTGTAGGTAATACTTCCGCGACTCAATGAAGCTCTCTCGAACCCAATTTGGTTCCCATCTCCCCGCTCAAATGCGACCACATTCGAGGTTGACTGGGCGTCGCCTCCTCCACTCGCGCCAACGAAGACCAGCAAGCGACCAAAATTGCCAGCCATCGTCGCTGCGGAGGCGACGATAAAGGTAGTCAATGCCGACGTCGTATTGATTGCCGTTGCGTTGCTGAACGAGAAGTAGTTCCCTGGTCCGATATTGATTCCCTGGAGCGAATTGAACGCCTGACGAGTGGTGGATCCGGTCCCGGTTGCGTGGTATCCGTTCCCGGATTTGTCTCGCCATTGGGTCACATTGCTTCCCGTGAGGGTCAGCGTGGTCTCATCTGCGGCATCTAGCCAGAGCGAAGCTCCCGGAATCACGCCTGTGGGGAGGATAGAGGGGGTGCCAGAGCGAGAGGGGTGATCCACTGGCAAGGAGGCGCTAATTCCCCACTTCGCAGCGAGGTAGCCTTCTAATTGCTGGCGCTGGGTTGTGGTGAGTGGTCTGCTAAAGAGCATCACCTCGTACATGCTTCCAACAAAGAACCGGCCCATCGATGCGGTTGAGATTTCAACTGTCGTCAGCCCCACCATATCGCCAGCCGTGCTTTGTCCAGCCACAATGACGGGTGAATTGCTGTACGTCGACGTGCCGAAGGACGGGTTCGAGGTTCCATTGACGAAGTACCCTGTTCCTCCAAACGCTTGCGGAGCCAGGACTCCGTAGCTCGCCCGAATGGAGTAATCTCCAGGATACCCTCCTGGAGACATGTTCGTAAAGGAGACCATGTACGCAAACTCCGAAAGTGTTGCCAGTTTGAAGACGATGACCGCATAGGTATTGAGTGACATCGAGATCGATGCGACGGATCGCATGACGGCTCCACTGGGGAACACGACTTGGTTTGAGGAATACGTCGAGGAGGTTCCGTCCAGTGTTCTAAAGTGATTCAAATTCCCAGACTTGTCATTCCACTGCGTGACGTTGGACCCCGAGAGCGTCAGTGTGGTCGCATCTGCTGCATCCAGCCAGATCGCACATGACGAAATACTCGCGGGTGTGAATCCACTCGGGGCACCAGAGAGATAGCGGTGGCGTGCGGGCAACAGGGACGTGCGGAGGTTCCACTTTTCAGCCAGGTACCCCTCGATCTGCAGACGCTGGGTTGTGGTGAGCGTCCCGAAGATGCCAACAATTTCGTTGATGGACCCTCCGAAATAGTAGCCGTTGCCTCCTCCTCCCCCCGATGTATTGTTGTAGAATCCGACGAGGAGGTTGTTTGTCGAGTCAATAAACGATGCATTGGTGTAGCCTCCGGATGCAATGCTGCTTCCGTTCTGATAGAGGGTTTGCGTCGAACGATCCCACGTCCAGGAGAGTAGACGTCTCGAGTTGTTCGTATCATTGTACGACAACACCCCCTGCCCGCTGTCTCCGATAGCAAACGTATACAACGTACTCCCTTCCCGGAACAACGCCCAGCGATTTTGGGAGACCCCCAGGCGCGACTTTGCGATAATTGCACCCGATGCTCCTGCATTAAACCTCGACACTGCGAAGATGTTCAGGGGAGCCGTCCCGAGATCCGCAACATCCCCGAAGTCAATGTACTGGGAGGTTCCGTTGAACGTGACGGCGGGTAGTCCGTCCACCGTCGTGTAGACTGGATTTCCCGCAGGCGTGCCTACATATCCCGCAGACTTGTCCCTCCACGCCGTAACATTGCTTCCCGACAGCGTCAACGTCGATGGATCGGCAGCATCCACCCAGAACGCAACTCCAATGGGGCTGCTCGTGGGCGAAACTCCCACGGGAGGTCCATAGCGAAAGGGGTGAGCCTCCGGACCCTGCATGAACCTGCGGAGTCCCCACTTGGTCGCAAGGTAGTTCTCGACGAGTTGGCGCTGTGCATTCGGAAGTGCATTCGAGAAGATAAGAACCTCCGAGATGTTGCCCGTGAACCCGCCTCCCCCTGGCCCTCCAAACTGGACGAGATTGCCCGGGATGTACACGTTCGATCCACCCGTATTCGACAGAGGAGCGGTGTTGAACCCACCAAGATCGCCATTGACCAGGTAGGTTCCATTTGTGTAGAACGCCCAGTAGTTCCCCGCGTTCGGAGTGACAATCCCCGTCATGATCATCGGCACGCCCGTCGTTCTATAGTAGTGGTTGCCCATGCCCCCGCTGCCCTCCTGGTTTAACGTATACGAGTTGAAGTCTCCGCGCCACCAGAAGACGTACGGGTTCGTGGTCCCTCCCACGGAGAGTGGCATCAGGTAGGTCGAAGCCCCCGTCTGCTGAACGATGAACATCGAACAGGAGTTCGACGTAACCGCAGCGGTGGAGGTTGTCATCCACTGCCCGTTGACGAACTGGATCGTGGGGAGTCCATTGAATCCGGTCGCAGAATAGGTCCCTGCCGAGTTCACGGTGAGCGGGCGGCGGTTGCCCGACTTATCCGTCCAGCCCGTGACGGTATTGGAGGCTGAGAGCGTCAGGGTCGAGCGGTCTCCGGCATCCATCCACAGCGCGCATCCGGGGATGTCGGTTGGAAGGAAGTCGCGCAGAAACGGCACCGTCTTCGCGTACGAATGCGTGGGAACAAGGTTCATCGGAGCCCGCACCGGGATGTTCCACTTGGACGCCAGGTAGGATTCGACCTGAAGACGCTGGGCCTCCGTATGCGCCGCGTAGAATACCAGGAACTCACCGATGGTTCCCGCAAAGGAGTCGTAGGACGATCCCGCATTCGCGTTGATATTCTTGCCGATCCCCATGCGATCAAAGATGAGCGTGTTGGTCGTGTTGGTCGTCGCCCGATTGCTCCCATTCGTCCAGAGGGTTAGGGTTGTCCCACTGAAGATGGCCGAGACCAGACACGGCCTTCCGAAGGCAAGGTCCGACGTCGTGCCACCCAGCTGAGTCGATACGTGCTCAAATATGGGTGTCCCGTTCGCAAGTCTGTACAAGGTCCACAGATAGGACGCCAAGTAGTCATTGTTCGTGACTCCATCAGAAATTCGGCCCACGGTGAAGATGCGGGAATTGTTCTGGGCGGCGGATGATGCGGTCACAACGCCGTAGATGGACAATGTCGTCCGATTGGCCGCGTTCGACATCGGAGAGATCTGGAAGCCTGAATTGACATCCAGGAGAACACCCGGGACTCCGTTGACTGCATTGGACACGTAGACAGGGGTTCCAATGTTGGAGGTCACGTTACTGCCCGCCTTGTCGCGCCACTGCGTGACGTTGCTCCCGGAGAGCGTAAAGGTGGATGGGTCGGCACCATCAAACCAAACGGCGCAACTGGGCAAGGAGGTCAGCGGAGAAAAGGTGATTCCAAGGTCCGGTTCAATCCCCCACTTCCAGGCCAGATACCCTTCGACGGCTTGGCGGTACGCCGGAACCAGAAAGTCATCATAGACGATCACCTCTCCGATGTGTCCATTGAACGGGTCGAACGTGTTATTGGCCGGGCTTCCAAGACGATAGGTGTCGGTATTGAAGGCGACATTGGACAACGGATTATCTTGGGACAAATCTGCATTGGCACCGTTCAGGTAGATTGAGTTGATGGACCCATCGTATGTCCAGGAGATGATGTAATTGTTGGACGCATTGAAATTCGTGCGAGGAATGCTCACGCCCCCGCGAAAGAACCGAATTTCTGTGGTCTGCTGCTGGACGGCCAACATGAAGCGACTGGTGCTATCATAGTCGTTCGAGGACCCCAGAACGCAACTGATAATGCGTTGGTCGCTGTTCCGACCGATTCCAAGCTGAAGAGGGCGAAGCACCAAGAACCCTGTCACGCCCGCATTGCTGAGCCGCAAGGACCCTCCGAGACTTGGGGCATTCGAGAGGTAGACGGAGGCACGCCCGTTGATGCTTGCGTTCGACAGAACGGGGGTCCCTGCGAAGATGTTCGACGCATGGTTCGAGAAGGGTGACTTATCGTACCATGTCGTGATGTTGCTGCTCCCGGAGAGCGCGAAGTTGGAAGGGGAGGTCGCATCTAACCATAGGCGACACCCGCCAAAGTTCAGGGGAGTAAAGCCAGAGATCGCTTCCGAATGCTTCCCTGTACTTGACATTGTTCTTTTAGAGGAGGAGAATTGTATTGGAGGTGGCGCTGGAGATGGCAAGTGTCTGTGTGTTCGCAGGGGGGATCACAAGCGGACTCGTCAGCGACAACGTGTTGGTCAGCGTGATGGTCAGATAGGAGGCCGTTGCATTGCGAAGGGCCCAGTAGTTTCCACCCGCAGAGGTCGCTGTTGTTGCGGGGAGCGCAACGGCATTGAAGCCAGCGTTCGTGAGGTAGAAGAAGGTGTTGTAGTTCGACGACGAGAGTGTCTGTGAGGTTCCTGTGACCTCAGACACCAGAATGGGAGAGACTCCTCCTCCAGGTCCTGTGAGGCCCACGATCCCGGTTGGACCTGTCACCGTGGAGGCGGCACCCGTCATTCCGGTGGGTCCCGTCGGACCCGTCGCACCCGTAGGGCCTGTGTTTCCCGTCGCGCCCGTATTGACTGCAACTCCCGCAATGCCCTGAATACCCTGCTGACCCTGAATGCCCTGCTGACCTTGAATTCCAGTGGGACCCTGAAGGCCCTGATTGCCTTGAACGCCCTGGATACCTTGAACGCCTTGAGGACCTGTCGCCATTGTTAGGACCGCTGGAAATTCTACGGAGCAGGAATCCAAATGAGCAACGCCATGGATGTGTCTGGAAGCTGGATGATGAGCAACGCAATGGATGTCTCTGGGATGTGGATGATGGATGACACCCAAACGACTCCAGAGATTCTCACGATGGCGGACATCCTCGGAGAACAGTCAGTCCTGATCGCAAAAGAACAGGCGGACGGAGTAGCACTTCGCTCCTTTGGAACTGCGTCTGTCCTCGGTCTCAAACCGGTCTTTGTGGAATGGGCGTCTAAGGGGTTCCCGGACAACTATCCCCTTCTGACAGTTCAGGTGACTCCTCCTCCGCTCTGCAGTGACGGTGTTGTCCGGTCGCTCCCGGACTACATCGAGTACTGTGCAGGGCAGTCTCTTTCCTCTCTAATTGATCAGCTTCAGGCCAAACTGCCTGACATTCGCGTCTCCTATGCAAACCTCGGGGGCTCAATTGCTGCGATCCTCTCTAGGGTCTGAACCTCGCAAACGGATGCGTTGACGGGAGCCTCGCTTGCAGGCCCCACTTCCACGCGAGATAGCCTTCTGTCTGCTGGCGCTGGGGTTGTGTTACAGTCGAGTTGTAGCAAATGACTTCGGATAGATTTCCGAGAAACCTGTCCCCCAGACCGCCGCCTGTATCTGTTCCAATAATTAATCCATTCGTTCCTATCGCTCCGGTATTCCCTCCTAACGTTGAAAAGGTTCCACCATTGACTGAAACTGCACTTGTATTGGAAGAGAGTTCACTTGTTCCAAACAGATAGGTAACAAGTTGTGGACTTAAGGTGCCTGTTGCGATCGGCGCGCTAATCGTTGTACTTCCAGCAATCCCCAAGATATTAGAGGTGTTGCTATGCGTTCCTAAATACCCATTCGGGTACCCCACGGACGCAGAGATAAGAATCCGTTGCCAAATATTTGCGAGTGATGTAAGATGCACAACTACAAACCAGGCAAACTGACGATTGGGCGCTAGGGACCAGTTTGATGATGTCAGAAGATTGTTACTAAACGTAACGGTTGGGCGCGAGTTAAATCCAGTTGCATTGTAGGTTGGATTTGAAGTTGTTCCAACAGCATTTCGTCCGTTCCCACTCTTATCCGCCCACGCGGTCACATTGCTCCCCGACAGGGTCAATGTCGTCGTGTCTGCAGCATCCAACCAGAGAGCAAGCCCTGATACGAAACTCGGAGCAAACAACGGTGTGGACGGAAGAACATTCCGGAAGGGATGCGTCGTGGGTACTCGGACGGGAAGGTTCCACTTTGCAGCGAGATAGCCTTCGATCTCTTGGCGCTCGGCTGTGGACAGAGCCCGATTGAAATAGAGAATCTCGTTCATCGTCCCATTCCAGAACCCTCCCGCCACGTTCCCGATCACCGAACTGCTGGCGAGATTCAAGTTCACGCCCGTTGTGGTCACGTTTGTCGTAGTCATCGCCGCTCCATTGATCCACCCCGCGCGAGACAGAGACCCTGGAGTTCCGGAATAGGTCACGACGTCCGCGACCATCATGCGCGTATTCGTCGTAATGGCATTCCTCACCATGAGATCCCCGCAGTACAGTGTGCAATGGACCTCGCTCGGCGTAAACACATAGATGGCATAGCCGGTTTTCGAACAGCTGATCTGGCCATACTGAAAAATACCTCGCTCTGCCGACCCGTCTGGGGTTGAGACGACAACAAAGGTGGTCATGGACGGTGTCGTCCCCGCCGAGAAGTTGATCGGATTGGTATTGGACATCGTTGCATTCCCCGGGAACACCAGCGCTTGGTTTGAATAGGTAATGGCTCCGCCTGTCGCGTAGTGATTTCCCGTTCCTGATTTGTCCCTCCATTGGGTGACGTTCGGCCCACTGAAGGAGAGAGTTGACGGATCTGCAGCATCCAGCCAGAGGGACGCTCCTGACACATCCATCGGCTGAAACGCACGCATGATCGGGGGAGCCGGCCGAAACGGATGGCTGGAGGGGAGATTCGCTTGGAGCGCCCATTTCCACGCGAGATAGCCTTCGATTTGCTGATACTCAGAGACCGTCAGGGCACGTGAATACACGAAGAACTCTCGGAGGAAAAAGGTTGAGTAGAGATTCTGCGGGAGAAACCCGCCGATCGAATTGTTGAGACTCGACGAATTCCGGTTGGACGAGGCCTGCGACCCTATCACAACTCCGTTCGTCATCAGGTAGCGGAGGGATTGGGTATAGAAAAACCCAACCAACGTGCTCTGGTTTGTTATCGACTGCGAGTACGAGGCTCCAAAGTCGACATTGAACCAAGCATCAAAGAGCCCCGTGGGCAAGTTCCATCCTCCAAACAAGGCTTGGTTCTGAGCTCCGATTCCACTTCCGAACATATGATACCCACTCACAGGCGTGACGGCCGCTAGAATCGAATAGGCTCCATTTCCACTCGGGAATGTACCGTCTGGAAGATTCAAGAAACTAGAGGACGAACCGGTAAATGACACCGTCCCCTGGGACGCATTGTACGTCGGCCGATTTCCCGAGACAGTTTGCGTCGCATTCCACCCGTTCCCGCTCTTATCGTTCCACGCCGTCACACTGCTCCCCGACAGCGTGATCGTGTTCGAGTCGGCAGCATCCAGCCAGAGGGCACACCCTGGAATCGTTCGGGGATCAAACCCAAAATACTGTTGGGTCCCGAAGTTCACGCCCGAGGCCATTGTTTACAGCAGTAAGAATGAATTGTTCGCCGCGGGCGAGACAACCAATGTCACTGCGTTCGAGGGTGGAATGATGACTGGGCTCGCAATCGTCACGGTGTTCGCCATCGTCACGCTGAGATAGGACGAGGTTGCGTTCTTGAACTGGAAGAAGGTACCCCCTTGCGCTGTCGATGTCGTGCTCGGGTTTGTAATCGTATTGAACCCCGAGTTTGTGATGAACAAGTACGAATTCGCCAACGATGCGTAGTTCGCAGAGATGTCCACCGAGGTTCCCGTCACAACCGTCACGGGAAGACGACCATAGATGTTTCCAGACACGTCGAGTGCATTCGTAGATCCAAGTCCCGCTCGGGGGCCCCTCGTGAAGACTCCGAACCCAGTTCCGGTAAAGACGAGAGTGGGTTGCGCGATGATCTCGCTGGTCGACGTCCCGGTGGCGGTGAGAACGGCGCCCTGACTCGGGTTCGTGAGGTTCGCCCCTCCGCCTGATCCTCCTGTCCC